AGGTACTGATTAAAGGCGTTCATATCCACCATCGGTGTAGTACTCCATGCTGCGCAGCCAGTCGCCGCTTTTGTGGTGATGAGCGATGCGTTGCATCATCTCAAGTGTTTTTCCAGTCCAGAACTCCTCATTCATCAGCTCTGTTGGCTCCTCAGTCAGCTTGGTGCGGTATGGAGCCTCCGTCTCAATGTAGAAATGCTCTGATGTGTGAGCCTCTGCAAGCCATGAGTACAGGCGCATCTGTATGGCGTATGCACGGCGGTTGAAGTTGGACCGAATACTAAGGAAATCAGATGTTGTCTTCAGGTCTGTGACATATCCTGGGCGATAGAAATCCAGTAGGCCCTTCCATTGCACTCCAAATGCCTCTGCAACGAATGCAACCTGCTTATCGCTACCCTTTACTATCTCCACGAACTGCGTGTGCTGACGGGCCGCTGAGACGGCTTCTCGCGCACGTTCGGCAAGCTTCGCTGACAGGATGCGTCGGGGTGTGCCTTCGCCAAGGTTTACCAGCTTGTTTAGGGCAATGTAGTTCTCAAAGGAGTCCATGAACTGAGCAAGGGCTTTCTCCCCGCTGTTCTTGTAGTGCATGGCGTGTGCCTCTGCCGGGTCGGTGCCGCTCAGGATCTCATCACACACTTTCTGCTGCAATGCCGTGTTTGGCGTGACGGCTGAGCGCGGAGCCTCTACAAAGCGGTTGTCAAACTCCTTCGGCTCTGTGATCATGCAATCAATCGCAGATCCAAGCAGCATGGCATCCGTCTCCACATAGGAACCTGCTTTTTTCTGTGCCATGCCGTAGGGCTGGCCCCGGTCTGCATATAGGGTTCGCAGGTCTGTGCTGCTGTACGCATCAATGGCAAAGTACTCATCTTGGCTGATGTCAAGTCGCTGTATGTTCTTGAATGGGTTTCCGCCCACGATTTCAGATAGTGTCATTCAAACCTCCTGTTGTTTAAGTCCGCCACTGGACGGTATGCTATTGCGATAAGCACCTCAGTCCCCATAGCATTTTCAAGTCCTTGGTTGCCTTTGCTTCGTATTCTCTGCCATAGCTCAACGTCATCGCAAAAAACCACAGGCAGAATCGGACTGCCATCGTCACCGCGATAGCAAATAGATGCATTCACGCTGTGATTGTATGGCTTAATAAGAATGCGCTCTATGTCGCTATCCTTTAATCCGTAATAGCCCCTGGTCTTTTCTGCCTCCCACTCTGTCATAATCCGATCATGCGACAGTTTTCCGCTGCGCAGTCCGCTTGCACGGCGATTGGCAAAGATCGTATCCCATTCCTCAACGGTTTTTCCCGTTACACGCCAACACGCGGCCTCTGCCTCTTTTCTAAACTCCTCAAAGTGATTCATCGTCCTGTATGGTTTTCATGGGGTCCATGCCAAGCGCATCGCACCACCGAATATAGTCAAGGAAGTTTCTTGGAGCAAATCGCCCAGTCTCCCAGTCCTTAATGGAGTCTCCGTACTTTCCGATCATCTGACCCAGTTTTTTTCGGCTGTACCCTTTTCTTAACCGCTGTATCAACAGCCTTTCTTTGTAGTCGCTCATACCATGAAAGTCCCCCGGCTTAATTTGACTTGTTCTTGTTTAGGCTTTTTTCCGTCGGGTATATCCTGAATGTACCACTCCTTTGGGTCATCCATGTACCGTCCCTGATGGAACCACGTTGACGGGTGCGGCGTGAACTCACCTCTTTTTCCTGCGGGGCTTTTAGCGAACTTCCGTGTCCTATCTATTAAGTAGGCAAAGTTCTCATCGCCATGCTCCTTGTGTAGGCTCTGAAGCGCAATGCGGATCTTCTCCACGGCTGCCTTCTTCGCAATCTTCCTTGGATAGGCTGCATAGATTGCTTCCACCTGATCCTTCTTCGGCTTGTATTCCTTTTCTTCTTTATCAGAGTCAGAGTCAGAGTCAGAGTCAGAGTCAGAAGGAAGTTTCTTGTTATTCTTCTGTGACTTCTTTTTATCTCTATACTTCTTTTGGCGTTCCCGCGCATCTGAGCGGGTTTTTTCCTCCCTCTCAAGGCGGCGTGACACGACTGTTACAATCGCCTCACCCGTAACGGGATCGTCACACCAAGAAATGTCTGCAACGCCCAGTCTGTAAAGCTCTTGCAGGGCCGACTGGATCTCCGAAGAGTCAAGGTGGCACATACGTGCGATCTCGCGCACCGTGCCTTCTATCTTGGAGTCAGCCAGGTCATGCATGGTTAGAATCATCTCCAACCACGCACCGCGACCTGATGCTGACAGCATAGCGACCTTCGGGTCCCTACGCCAGTCCCCCACGAAGAACTTGATCCATGCCAAGTTCTCAGCCATTTTTTAGCTCCTCAATAAGGTTTGAAATGGTTTGTGCATCGCCTTCCTTCGCCTTCTCAATGTAGGCGGCTTGCTGTCCCTTCGGCAACTTCAGGATGAGGCTGTGCAGGAACTTCTTCTGCTTGTCAGATGCGGCTCTTTTTCCGCCGCCCCTCTGCTGACCTATGGCATTTGCCAATTCATCGGCACTCGCAAATTCCACGCCTTGCAGACCGGCTGAAATCGTTGCGAGACAGCGACCGATTGCCGAAGTTTCTGCATTTTCCATGGCTGAGGTGCGGTTGATCTGACTTGCAGAGCGTTTTTCCTCGCCATGCCCAGTACCTACGACCATGCCCGCAGGGTTCACGACCTCTGCCTTCATTACCACCGTGTCCTCATCGTGATGGATAAGGGTTGTGATGATGCCCCATCCATCGCTTACGGTGTACTCCTGCCTGAACTCCGCAACCCGCAGGGCTACGGTCTTATATGACTTACCGTGTATCTTTACAATTCCGCTCATTTGCATACCTCTGATGTTTGTAGTCCATTAAGATAGTCCATCGTCTCCAGGTAGCCCTGTACGGCTCCGTTTGACTGGCCTATGGTGTACCCTACGTAACCCGCTCCAAGCAGCACAGTGGCTGTTACAAGGACGATGACGAGGATTTTTGCTATTGCTGAGAAGAGCTCTGCGAATGTCATTTTTTCCGCCCCCATATTTGGCTAAACATATGTTTAACCTTGTCTTTGATGGTTGACTTTTTTTGGTCTACCCAAAAGAACCACTCTGTGAGCGGATCTTCGGGCACTGGATGCTTGATGCTCATTGTGTCACCTCCACGATGATATAGCCCTTTCCTCGGCAATCGCCACAGCGATCACCATTGCACAAGTCCTCGCCGGACCCGTTACATGATGGGCATTTTTCTGCGTCATGCTTCACGCCCCATCGGGCGGTAGCCTCATTGATCTCTTGTTTAAGAGTTTTCATTTTTACACTCCGGGCAGTACCCGTATTTATCTGTTTGTTGATCCTCGCCCATTTCTTCGCCGCACTCTATGCATACGTACTCCTCTACACAGTCATCGCATAGCCCGTCCTCAAGGTCAGCATAACTGTACGCAGCACACTCGCATATGCGACACTCTGCCAGTGCTTCGGGCGGCGATAGCGGCCCTGATCCATGCCGAACGTAGCCTATCATCGTCTCTGCCACTCTATCTGTGTCGGCTCAAAGACCTCCAGTATTTTCCACTCCCAGTAGTTCTCATCTTGGTCTGTGGCGGCGAACAGATCGCCCTTTGCCTCAGCGATGTCATCTGCCTCTATGGAGTACAGCTCTTCACGCTCGCCACCCGACAGGGGCCAAACCAGTAGTTTGAATACGTATTCCGTCATTTTTTTCTGCGCCTCCGCGCCGTTGTGTGACGTTTGTAAAATCGCACCGGAACTGGACTTTCGCAAATTTCGTCTTTTTTTCGGTGCATACCCCCCAAACCTGGCTGTTTTGGCTGTTTTTTTGGCTCCCATCTGGACAAAAAAAGAGAGCGCGACCAGGTATGGCTACGCTCTCTGTTGAATATGGTCATGCTAACTGTTGGCTTTGAAGAACGCCCGCGCAAAACCTGTCGGTGTATTGGATCGCAGTTCCTTTGTTCGCTCAGACTTCCCGCCAGTTGCCATCATAATTGGAGCGTACCTGTCTCCGTTTGATGCAGTAACGAACACGGGTTCCACCCTTGCAGGTTCAAGGTCCGCATTGAACTTGCCCCATATACAGGTTTTTTTTGTGTACGCCTCAGAATCGGGATCGTCTGCAAGAGCTGCGTAGTCGCACGGATTGAAGATCAGTCCCCACTTGCCAAGCTCAGGTACAACGGATGCAATCCTGCCAACGGGATTCTCCAATGCCCACACCTTTGGATTGCACAGTTTGACGATCTCAAGGCAGTCTCTGACGATCTCAGCAGATTTTTCCGTGCGTCCATCTGCATCCTTTGCCCTGAACCACCTTGCCCCACTTGAGGCGAAATCTGTGCATGGCACGGCTATTAGGATAATGTCAAAATCAGGTTTGACCCATCCCTGACGGAGCAGGTTCAGGAATCCACGGGCGGTGTCGGAACACCGCATCATGCCATCCTCAAAGGTCCACACGTTTTCCCCGTCAGCAGGTCTGTGCTTTGGGTCCACAAGGAACACCGTGTGTCCTGCGTCAGCGTATGGTTTCGCCCATTTACCTGAGTAGTCACAAAGTGATAGTACTTTCATCTGATTAAGCCTCATCTGTGAGTTCGTCAAAGCACCACCCTAAATCAATAAGGTGGAACAAATCATTGCCGTTAGGGCAAATGATGAATGCCTCATCAAGTGCATACTCAGGTGAAACGTATACAAGGTTTCCCTCATCATTGAAGGAAAGGTCAGGCTCTACTTGAACGAGTGAGGCAAGTTGCTTCCGGTTTACAATAGGAGTTGCCCATCCGTTCCACGTATTACCGAAGCCTAAGCATTCAAAAACGTGATCGTACTTG